TAATGGTTTATAAATTGCAATCACTTGCTGAACGTGTTAAACGACTTCAAATGTCTTATTCTGAACTTTACAACTTGATTGTAGCAGAACTTACACAAGCAATTGTAAATAAAATCGTTGACCTTGCTCTTGTTGAGGGAGACGGAACAAACGGATTTAAATCAATCGAAAAAGAAGCAGACGCTAAAAAAATCAAAAAGATTACTACAAAAGCTAAAAAAGCCGGCGAAACTCCATTTGCGAACGCTATTGAAGAAGCGGTTGACTTTGTTCGTCCTACTGCTGGACGTCGCTATTTGATTGTTAAAGTGGAAGACCGTAAAGCCTTGTTAGATGAGTTACGCCAAGCAACTGCTAACGCTCACGTTCGTATTAAAAATGATGATACTGAAATTGCGTCTGAAGTTGGAGTAGATGAAATTATTGTCTACACAGGTTCTAAAGCACTCAAACCTACTGTATTGGTAGACCAAAAATATCACATTGATATGCAAGACCTTACTAAAGTTGACGCATTTGAATGGAAAACTAATAGCAACATGATTTTGGTTGAAACACTAACAAGCGGACACGTTGAAACTTATAACGCTGGTGCAGTAATTACAGTAGCATAAGAATAAAATGGAGGAAGTAAATGATAGATTATATCAAGGTCTATTGTGGTATTCCGGTTTTAGTAACAGCTTATGATAGTAAACTTATCTTATTCCGTTCAATAGCTATTAAATTGCTAGAAAAAAATGGTATTAAAGCTGACGAAACAAGTGTATTAGTGAAAGACTTTATTTCTTGTTATTGTCGGCTTAATATTGTTGATGAACCAGCAGAACAATGGCGAAATGCTGAAATGAAACGTTTGGCTTCTTTGCAAGAGTTAATGTATTATGGAGGTATTTAATGATATTCTCACAAGTAACATTGCAAGTTGAAACGACTGTTAAGAAGAAGAACGGTGCAGAAGCTAATGTTATAAAGCCTATCGTTTTACCAGCAGTTAAACAGAGAATTAGTCAGACAAGACTTGATGAGTTTTCTATGATTGGACTAGGTAAAAATGTAAGATACGAGCTTAACGGAATCGGAGAAATGGAAGACTTGATTTTCAACTATTTCTTGAGCGAAAAAGGCGAAACTTTCAAGCGTACAACATGGGAAAGAAACCCTAAGAATAACAAGATGATTTTAGAGGGGGTCGTAAGTAACGGACTATGAACGAATTTGATTCTTATATAGATTGGTACAACAATTTACTTACAATGCCTTTAAATGACGTTATTTTAGGCGTTAAGGACACGATAGAAGACAAGACGGTATATTTATCGCTTAGTGATTCAAAGGTGCTTAAAATGGATAATACGAGCTTTGTCATGGGTTACTATTATCAAGTTGTTTTGTCTGTTAAAGACGTTGACGATGAACTTGTCGGACTGGTCGGAGATGTTTTGCAAAACGGTTGGAATATGACAAACTGGTCAGAGAATAGCCATTTGTACAATTATACTGGTACTGTTTATTTGCCTTGTGGTGCAGGTGGTCAAGCATGGCAGTAAATTTAATTGATACAGCAAGCATAGCTAAAGAAATGCAATCGAAAGTAACAGAACGCATGGGCGATTGGTTTGAAGCAGAGTTTAAGGCTAAGGCAAATGCTGCAAGCCGAAGAACTAGATTAATTAGAAGTCATGGTCATACCTATACTTATGCCAGATATCAAAATACTGGGCAATTGTCAAGTAACTTAAAACAAGTTAAAAAAGGCGATAAAGTAGTAGTAAACGCAGGGACTAGAGCTAATTACACTAGCGGTTATCATGGCATGTATTTCTTAGTTGAAAAAAAAGGTATGCAAGACGTCAAAACAACATTGAAAAAAGGCGCTAATTATGCTAATTCAATGAAATTATAAAAGTAGAAAGTGGCTTAATTACATTTGATTGAAATTAACAATAATGGTATTTTTTAATGAGTTTAGATAATTTTAGAAATAGAACGATTATATGGGATACGGTTAATAAAGACTTCCCTCAACCAATACAAATAATGCAGGGTGATGTCAATGCTAGAACGTTATTAATTAAAATAGTTGATAATGGAGTTGAAATTGACTTAACAGGTCATTCTTTAAAACTTACATATCAATACACTAATAGTAGTAATTCTGGTTTTGTTATGATTCCTCCTAAGGACTTAGCTAAGGGAGAATTTATTTTGGTAATTCCTACCGAAATGACAACAACTGGAGTTATCGAGGCAAATTTAATACTTCTCAACGAAAGTTTAGAGCAAGTTATCGTCAGTAAAAGTCTTACATTTATATCAGATAATTCTACGGTTACAGATTTAGCTCAAGAAGTAAATAATAAAATTGATGATTTCACTAAATTATTATTGGAAAATATGCCACAAGTAATGCGTAGTGAGTTAAATGACTTACATGCCCAAACTGAAGCAAATTTGTCTGATATAGAAGCTTTGCAAGATTCAATAGCAAAGATTGCCGAAGCACAAGCAAATAGTTTACCACTTAATGTCAAATGGTTTGGAGCTAAAGGAGACGGGGTAACTGATGACACTTTGTCAATTCAAAGAGCTATTGATACTGGTTTTTCAATTTTTATACCTCCTGGTAAGTATAATGTAAAAGAATTGAAAGGTTTTTCATCAGGACAAATCATACAAGGAATTAGTAAAGCAGAATCTTGGGGAGGTCAAAACACACAAAACATAACGCTCCTTAATGGAATAGGTTCTGCAGACAACTATGTGATAAAAAATAATGTTTGGACAGATGGTATTCTCCCCACCGCTATTACCGTAAAGAATTTATCCATAGAAGGTAGTAAAAAAACAAATGGAATACTTGTCGGAAACTCTAGTACAATTGAGGGAGTGAAAATCCAAAATTGTATTAATGGACTATCTAAGATAAAAGTTTCAAATGTTATGAATTGTCAAATTAACGGTTGCACTAATGGAGTAATGACTGCCGTGGACTCAAAAATAACTAATAACTTTTTCTATTATAATGAAGTCGGTATAAATTTTGAAAATTCAAATGATAACAGTATTGTGAATAATAAAATAGAGTGGAATAAAATAGGAATTTCCTTAACGAAAGCTACTTTCAATTTAATTAGTAATAATATTATTGACAGGAATACTACTTATGGAATATATACGTTTAATACGGCTAATACAACTATTTTAGGTAATCAATTTGAGAGAAATTTAACAAATCATCTCTATCTTCAGGGTTCTCAATTTAATATTTCTACAAATTCTTTCTTTAGAAAAAATTCGGAAGATAACCAATCAGGAACAGTGGCTCCTGGTATAGCTATCTTTGTTAAGTCTGTGTCAAATTCTATGATAACAAATAATTTTGTTAATGGTAAAATGTTTAACAAGACGGGAACAGATTATAGTTCTAATATTAACTACTCTGACAATACGATAGATGGAATAAACCCTGATAACATCTCTATAAGTATCCCAAAAACAACTGTCGCTCATGATCAAGATACAAAAATAATTATTCCTCTTCCAAGTTATTTTGACGGTGCATTAAACAATCCATATAATGTCGAAATTGTTTCCCAAAAACTGTTAATTACTACACAAGACGGAAATTTTTACTCTAACGGAGGAATCATAAAGAGCATTTATATGTCTAAAAGTGGTATTGAGCTAACAATTACCAACTATTATAAAGATGATTTGAAAATAGCAGGGACAATAAAAGCAAGATGTGTATATCCAAGTTTATATTAGGAAATCACTTTTTCTTCGAATTATAGCGTAAATAAAAAAACAAAAAGGAAAATAAAAAATGAAATTAGATTATAATTCACGTGAGATTTTTTTTGGTAATGAAGCTCTAATTGTAGCTGATATGTCAAAGGGAAGTAACGGAAAACCAGAGTTCACTAACCATAAAATTGTAACTGGTTTAGTATCAGTTGGCTCAATGGAAGACCAAGCGGAAACTAATAGCTATCCAGCTGATGACGTACCAGACCATGGAGTTAAAAAAGGCGCTACCTTACTTCAAGGCGAAATGGTATTCATTCAAACAGACCAAGCGCTTAAAGAAGACATTTTAGGTCAACAAAGAACAGCAAATGGCTTGGGTTGGTCTCCTACTGGTAATTGGAAAACGAAATGTGTTCAGTACCTAATTAAAGGGCGCAAACGTGATAAAGTTACAGGAGAGTTTATTGACGGTTACCGTGTAGTCGTTTATCCAAATTTGAGACCAACAGCAGAAGCTACAAAAGAATCAGAAACAGATTCAGTAGACGGTGTAGACCCTATTCAATGGACTTTGGCAGTACAAGCGACTGAATCAGATATTTATTTGAATGGCGATAAAAAAGTACCTGCTATTGAATACGAAATTTGGGGAGACCAAGCAAAAGACTTCGCAAACAAAATGGAAGCCGGCTTGTTCATCATGCAACCTGATACAGTTCTAGCTGGTGCAATTACACTTGTAGCTCCTGTTATTCCTAATGTGACTACTGCTACAAAGGGTCATAATGACGGAACAATCGTAGTGCCTGACACTTTGAAAGATTCTAAGGGTGGAACTGTAAAAGTAACGTCAGTGATTAAGGACGCACATGGAAAAGTAGCAACAAACGGAAAACTTGCTCCAGGTGTCTATAATGTAACGTCCTCCGCTGACGGTTATGAAGATGTTACCGCAGGCGTTTCAGTAACTGACCATCCCTAATGCACCTGACGAGGTAGATTATACAGCTTGGGCATATAGCGCAGACGGAAAAGATAGATTTACGACAGTTTATCCAAATTTAAACTTGTTAAAAAACACAAAATTACAATCTTACACTTCTACTGGTACGGCAAATAACAACTCACCTTTTATATATTCATTAGATGGAGCTACAGGTGATATATTAAATAAGCCGATTACTATTACTTATAATTATGATATTACAAACTCACCAGGAACTTGGTCAGGTGCGATTAGACCTACTTATGGTTTAGGTGGAACAAATCAAAGCGTTAGTAATACTAATCTAAGTGGCACTCATAAAGAAACAACTACTTTAAAAGCAGTCAGTCAAAATTCGTATGGAATTTTAACATCAGGCTTACCGGCAGGAACAAAAGTTACAATAAAAAACTTGAAGGCCGAATTTGGTTCTGTTGCAACTCCTTGGATGCCATCAGCTAGTGAAGTAACTGAAAGTGATTACCCAAGTTACATTGGAACATATACTGGGAAGATTGTTGACGAACAAAGTACAGACCCAGCAAAATATAATTGGAAAAAAATAGAATAAGTAAAGGAATATATATAAAATGGCAAAACAATTAAGTACAGCACGTAAATTTAAAATGATTACAGGGAAAGACCTTTTTCAGCAACAAAAAGCAATGGATACAGAACTTAAAAAAGAAGACGGAGAAATTACTGATGTAATGGAATTCGTTCAATATGGTTTATATTTAGCTCTTTTTCAAGATAACATTGTAAAAGCTAAAAGCGACTTCTCTGACTTCCGTTCTAGCTTTGAGTTCGATACTGACGGTAAAGGGCTTAAAGAACTGGTCGAACTGTGGCAGAAAGAAATTTAATGAGCTGAAAGGACTGTAAATGATTTTAAAACATGCAATTAGATACTTAGAACTAACCGGTTCGGACTTTATTACAGATTTAAAAGACTTTGCAGACCTACAAAATTCTTTTGTCGCTGGATATATTCCTGATGACTTTACAGAGCAAATGGAGAGCTTTACAGACAAGTTATTGATACTTTGGGTAGATTGTAACGGAGGGCTGCAAAATGCCTTAGACGACAAAACAGAGCTTCCTACAACTAATGAGTTAATCAATATCTTCTGTAAGACTGTTTTTATTAAAGAAAAAGAGGAAACGGAAGACGATATGGTCTTCTTTTCTTCTAGTTCATTGATTAAGAAAAAGAAAGATACTGTAAAGGAAAATAAAACTTTAGAACTTTTGACTGTTTTAGGCAATAATGAAATTGATATAACACAGTTCATGGAAATGGAACTAGAACTTGTTTATAAATTAATCGAACTTATTGCAGAGAAGAAGAAAGAGGAAAAAGAAAAAGAGAAAAGGCGTAAAAGAAAGGGTATGTAATGGCAAGTAATGCAACATTTGAGGTCGAGATATACGGTAATACGACGAAATTCGAGAACTCACTTAAAGGCGTTAATACCGCAATGTCAGGGCTTAGAGGAGAAGCTAAAAACTTACGTGAAGCTCTAAAACTTGACCCAACAAATACCAGTAAAATGGCACAATTGCAGAAGAACTTACAAACGCAGTTGGGCTTATCACGTGACAAAGCAACAAAATTAAAAGAAGAACTTTCTACGGTTGACAAAGGTACGTCAGCAGGTCAAAAGAAATGGCTACAACTTACTAGAGATTTAGGCACAGCAGAAACACAAGCTAATAGGCTAGAGGGCGAAATTAAGCAAGTAGAGGGCGCTATTAGTTCAGGCTCTTGGGACATTGACGCTAAAATGGATACTAAAGGCGTTAATAGCGGAATTGATGGCATGAAGTCACGCTTTAGCGGTCTTAGAGAAATTGCTATTGGTGCATTCAGGCAAATTGGTGCAAGTGCTGTTAGTGCTGTTAGCAATGGCTTAAAAGGCTGGGTATCTGACGCAATGGACACCCAGACAGCCATGATTGCCTTGAAAAATACAATGAAGTTTAAAGGCAATGGGAAAGACTTTGATTATGTAAGTGAATCTATGCAGAAGCTCGCTAGAGAAACAAACGCAAATAGTGAAGATACTCTAAAACTTTCAACAACGTTCATTGGTTTAGGAGATAGTGCAAAATCAGCAGTTGGTAAAACAGAAGCATTAGTAAAAGCTAACCAAGCGTTTGGTGGTACTGGAGAAGACCTTAAAGGTGTCGCACAGGCTTATGGTCAAATGTCAGCTTCTGGAAAAGTCACAGCTGAAAATATTAATCAGTTGACAGATAACAATACGGCTCTTGGTGCTTCTTTAAAAGATACTATTATGCAAATGAACCCCTCATTACAGCAGTATGGTTCATTCAATGAAGCTGTTTCAGCTGGTGCTGTCTCAATGGATATGTTCGATAAGGCTATGCAAAAAGCAGCAGAGGGTTCAAGCGGTGCTACAAAAACCATAAGGGATACTTGGTCTGGTTTTAATGAAGATTTATCGCAATCCTTACTTCCTACACTTGAGGCTTTAACTCCTGTTATCAATGCTTTAATTGATAAAATGGACGATTGGGGTAAAGGTGCTGGTAAAGCTATAGAAAATGTAGTTAAGTATTTCCAAGACTTGTTCAAACAGTTACAACAAAATGGTGCGATAACTCAATTTTCTACTATATGGGATAATCTAAAAAGTGCGTTCGGTTCGGTAATTGAAATTATTGGTAACCTTATAAAATCTTTTGCTGGAGTTGATGAAACTACTTCAAAAAGTTCGACTTCTGTTGAAGAGGTAGCAAACACAATATATTCACTTGCTAATAAGTTCGCTGATATCACGGAAAAAATTGCTGACTTCATTGGTAAAATTAGTAAAAGCAAGGAAGCAATGGACGCTATAAAAGTAGCTTTAATTGCTTTAGCTGGTGCTTTCGTTGCTATGAAAGTTGTCAACGGAATCATTAAGGCTTATGAGACATACAATAAGATTGTTGAAGCTGGTACAATTATACAAGGAGCTTTCAATGCTATAATGGCTGTCAACCCATTTGTACTTCTTGGAATAGCAATCGCCGCTGTCGTTGCTGGTCTAGTTTACTTCTTTACTCAAACAGAAACAGGTAAAAAAGCATGGGCTAGTTTTGTAGACTTCTTGAAGAGTGCATGGGACGGAATAGTTTCGTTCTTTAGCGGTATCGGACAATGGTTTGCTGATATATGGAATGGAGCAGTTGACGGAGCGAAAGATATCTGGCAAGGTTTAGTTGATTGGTTCAGCGGAATTGTACAAGACATTCAAAATATTTGGAACGGAATAACAACATTCTTCACTACCTTATGGACGACTGTTATTGGTGGTATTAAATCTGCATGGGGCGGAGTAACTGACTTTTTTAGCGGAATATTCGACGCAGTTAGTTCAGTAGTTTCTACAGTATTTAGCGCTATTGGTGGCTTTGCTAGTTCAGCTTGGGATGTACTGGTTGGCGTATGGAACGCAGTAGCTGGCTTCTTTGGCGAAATATTTAATGCAGTAAGTAATGTTGTGTCTAATGTATTCAATGCAATTGGTAGCTTTGCTTCTAGCGCTTGGGGAGTTGTTCAGTCAATATGGAACGCTGTTTCAGGATTCTTTAGTGGTATATTCAATAGTGCTAAAAATATAGTTAGCGGAGTGTTTAGTGCAATTGGTGGCTTCGCTTCAAGTGCTTGGTCAAGAATTTCAGGTGTATTTAGCGGAGTAGGTAGCTTCTTTAGCGGAGTATTCAATGGTGCTAAAAATGCAGTAAGTGGAGTATTTAGTGCCTTTGGTGGTTTCGCTTCTAAAGCTCATGACGCAATAACAGGAGCATTTAGAGGGCTCGGAGACTTCTTTAGTGGGATATTCGGAGGAATCAAAGACACGATAGACAGAGTTCTAGGCGGTGTTACAGGCACGATTGACAAAATATCAGGAGCTATTAACGGTATCGCTGGGAAACTTGGCGGAATGTTTAAAGGTTCTATGGTGGTAGGTTTGCCAGAATTTAACTTATCTTCTAGCGGTTACGGTTTAAGTACGAACAGCGTATCAAGCGATAACAGAACATATAACACGTTTCATGTACAAGGTGGTGCTGGTCAAGATGTTTCTAATTTAGCACGAGCAATCAGACGAGAATTTGACCTAGGGAGGGCTTAATGGTAAGACAGTATAAAATACATACCAACTTAGACGGAACAGACGATAAAGTTTGGGACGTAACAAATGGAAAAGTTAGATTTTACCAGCCCTCTAATTTAGGGTTACAATCAACTAATAATATCTGGCAAAGTAATGGTATTGGAGTAATGGGGACACGCTCAATTACTCAACCACAAATAGAGTTTAAATTAGAAACGTTTGGTGAAAGTTTAGAAGAAAATTATCGGTTAATGAAAGACTTTATAAACGATATTCTTAGCAAAAAATTCGTTACACTTGAATATCAAACAGAGATTTTTCAGGTGTACGCTGATTTAGCTTTAGCAGATGTCACAAAGACAGAGGGTTACGGTAAAAACGGAACTTTTAGCGAAAAGATAACGTTCGATGTAATTACAAAGTGGTATACCTACGAAAATTTAACTTTTGATATGATTAGAAATGGTCAAGTTGTAGCTGGTAAGTCTAAAATTTATGGCGGATATAAAGGGAGCGAAACAGCTCTACAAAACTATAATAGATTGAAAGCAAGTCCTTCTTTGAATTTACCTAACTTGAATTTATTAGACGGCACTAAAGATTTTAGAGGGGATTGGATAAATGCAGATATCTGGGTAAATGATGGAACATATAGAGGCTTAACTGTTAAAAGTTATCAAGGAACATGGAACGGTATGTTCAGAAAATACATCGTCCCACAAGACGGTTTATATACATGGTCTAGTTTTGTTAAGAGTGAATCAGATACATCTAATATTTTTAGAGTATTATTTATAAATAATATTCAAAAACCTTTTGTTAGACTTGGTCATAAATTCGATTGGCTTCGTGATTCTGTAACAGTATCTCTAAAAAAAGGAGATGAAGTCATATTTAACTATGGAAATTCAGAAAATAACGGAGGGAAAATAAGTATTGCGGGTTATAAACTAGAACCAGGTTCAACCGCCACTCCTTGGATGCCCTCAGCTAGTGAAGTTACAACTGCTGATATAAGTGAATATTTTGGTTATAATTATATAGCAAATCAAGCCTATACTTACTACGGAGAAACAAATATAGAACGTTTAAGTCGCTGGGATATAAAAGACGAAATATTTAGTTTTATGGGGATATTATATCCGAAACTACCTAAAACACCTGCTGGAGTTAGATTTTTAGACGATATTGGAAATGAATATACTGCAATTGTATTTAAGACGGAACAGGTACAGAATTATATTTTAATCAATACAGATGTAAATGATGAAATTTATCAAGGCTGGAACGGAACGACTTCATTAAATTTGTTCCCTGTAATGGACTTTGAACGATACAGAACTCGTATAATTGAAAAAGGTCAAATGGAGCTACTCAATTTAAGTAAGGCAGAATTTAAAATCAAGAGAAAGGCGGACTTCGTTTAATGTTAGAAGCTAATGTTTATGATAACTTTAACCCTAACTACTATAATATATCTGATTTTAATCTTCCTAACGGTAAAAAGGACAAAAGAGGGCTACCAATACCAAAGGCAAGATGTCAAGTTATTAACTATGAATTGTGGGAAACAGGTTATCTTTACACTTCATCGGCTACATTTACCGTTTCGGTAGAAGTTGGTGATATTGTTCAAATACTTTTTCCTGAAGTTGTTCCAATCGAAGAAACTCTAGGTAAAAAGAAAAAGCTGAACTTAGATATGGTTTATCTTGTCACAAGTGTAGATGAAAGTAATAAAGCTACATTAAAGAACTATTTTTGGGCAATGATTGAAAGCCTTGATGTTCCAAACGCAATAACTAAAACGACAAACTCTGCTATCATTGATTATTTGATTGACCCTAATAAGAATAATTTAATGAGTTATGGTTATTTCTTTAATTCAAGTATCTTTGCAGGAAAGGCGACAATCAACCGTAAAGCAGAAACTTCATCAGCTCATGACGTAGCTAAAAGGATATTTTCTAAGGTTCAATTTCAACCAACTACAACCATTCAACATGCTTCATCTGAAACAGACCCTAGAAACTTGTTGTTTATTAACTTTGCTTCTAGGAACTGGAATAGAAACAGAATCACGACAAGGGTAGATATTAAGCAAAGCGTGACAATGGACACGGAAACAATAACAGAACGTTCGGCTTATAATTTTGCTGTTGTGTTCGTTAAGAGCTTAAATACAGACGACTATAAAGATCCTCCTAAAATGTACACAGCAAAAAATAATGGAGATGTCATTGACTATAGCACTTATGGCGGAGACGGAACAGACTTGCCAGAAGTAAGGGTAGCAAAAACATTATTTTATGATAGAGATGAACACGGAAACCCTCCAGATATCTCAATCATTAAAGCAGAAGTTTCGCCCTCTACGATCGTCACAAGATTAATCTTTAATCAAAATGAACTTTTGCCTTTGTATGTTAATGACTTGGTTGATATATGGTACGAGGGTAAACTATATTCAGGTTACATAGCAGATAGAGTTAAAACAGAGTTCAATGATAGACTTATCTTTGTAGAAAGTGGGGACAAACCGAATGTTATATGAGTATGTTGCTACTTATGGCGACAAATATAGAATAGATAGCTTCACAGGGTACAGAGAGCTACGTAAAGACCACTTAGAACTTTTATCTGGTAAAGTATATTATAATAGTAAAAACTCGCTTAGAATCGAAACTACGCTATTATATGAGGTCGGTCAATTTGTATCAATTGGTGGTTATCCGTATGGCGGTAGAAAATTTAGATTATTAGAGCTTTCAATTACTGATAACCCAGTTTTAGATAAAGCGAAGATAATTTCAAGAAAGGTAAAAAATGACAATTAAAAAATTCACGTTTTTCAGTCCAAACGGTACAGAATTTCCAGTTTCCGCAAATGCTGACGCAAAACTGTACATGTTACTTTCTGAAAAAGACTATTCGCAATTCTCACTAAGGCATTGGGAAACGCCTATAAATACAGCTCTCAATAGAATTTATAAAAACACAAGTTTATTAGTTGGTGGAAGATATTTTGAGCTTTATGATGAAGCAGTAGCCTTAAATTCAAATGCTACGAACTTTGTCCATGCAAATATAGACATTTCTAATGCTACAAATCCAGTGACGATGAGCGTAGAAACTTCTGATAACTCAAATCAAGTTGACATCAATACAGGTATCGGAGTTCTTAAAAAGTGTATTGAAGTTGTTACAACAAATGCAATGGGAGTAAGTGCAGTCACAAAACCGTCAGGAAGCAGTATTATAGAAAAAATTTATCCAGTTGGTTCATATTACCTTAGTTCGAAACCAACTGAACCAGCTACATTGTTTGGATTTGGGACTTGGTCAAGAGTTAAAGGTCGTGGGTTAGTTGGGGTTGATGAATCAGATTCAGCTTTATCTAGCGGTGGCAAACAAGGTGGTTCAACAAATCCGTTGTCACAACATACAATAAATCCTTCAAGTGGACAGTTTGTTATCGCTCGTGGGGTAGGAAAGTGGCACTGGTCTTCTGGTGGAGCTCCAAGTAATTCTTATGCTATGGATACAGAAAACGGCGGAATCACAGTTGGAGATAACACTAATCATAATAACTGGCAACCATTCGAGGCAGCTTATATTTGGAAACGTATAAATTAGAAAGTGAAGTATAATGGTAACAAAAATGATTTTAATAACTATCTTAATTTTAGCGATTTTGTTCGCTACATGGGTTAAAGATAGAGAAGCAATGGACCCACCTTTCAAACATAGACTTGTAATTGATTTGACGGTAGTTTTCTCGCTATGGGTTTTATACGCAGTCTTTTACTTTACTCAAACTCCTTCAACTTCTGATATCGCTAAAACAGTGATTAATGTAGCTTTGTTGTACTTCGTAGGACAATTTATTTACTTAATCGCAAAAATTAGCCCTATGTTTGACGGTTTGATTAAACTTATGAAAAAGAATGGTGTAAGTATTCCCGAAGTTGAAGAAGAACAAACGGAGGATAAAAAAGAATGAATATAACTAATGCTGGTGTACGTGGGCATAATCCTACTGGGGTTGTAATTCACAATGACGCAGGCTCAAATGGTGCTAACACTGGTTTCTATAATAATTGGCTACCTACACATAACCCTGAAAATGGTTTTGCTCATGTCTATATCGCTTCTGACGGACGTTTACAGGCTTCTGACTTCTCTAATATGGCATGGCATTGTGCTAACTCATACGGTAACGCAAATTATGCTAGTTGGGAAGTATGTCAATCAGAGGGCGATTTAAATCAGTTCTTGAAGAACGAACAAGCGGTACTAGACGACGTAGCCAAGTATATGAAACAGTGGGGATTAACTCCTAATCGTGATACAGTCAAGTTACATCAAGAACTATCATCTACTTCGTGCCCTAGACGGTCAGTAGAAGTCCATGGTGGCACTTTAGAAAGTTGTCGCTCATATTTTATTGCAGAACTAAACAAACGCCTTACAGGGAAAACTGAAAGCAAACAAAACGAAAAGGAAAAGGAAATCGAAATGTATCTTATTTATTGTACAGACACAAAACGCTACTATGTATCTAATGGAGTATCAGTACGCTATGTACGATCTACACGCATGTTAGAAAACTATCAAAACAAATGGGGTAAACTTAATCTGCCTAAAGATACCATGTTACAAGTGGAACTAGACGCTGAATTTGGACCAAACGCAACTAAACTATAAAATAAAAAAAGACAGCTTTATAGCTGTTTTTCTTTTGTAATTGAGCATATTTTAAAGAGGATATACCTACTTTCTATTTTTAATTAATTTATTTTGTTTTTATTTTTTACCAAGTCACCCAAGCTGTACCGCCTGAACCTTGATATATACTTACTGCTTTGTCTAAATAATCTTGTGGGCTTAAATTAGATACCTGCCCATGCACGCTTTGCATTATCTGTAATAGTCCCCAGCATGATAACTCATTTTCAACATAAGGGTTTCCACTCGACTCCTTATAAATAACATCAAGCCATTTACCAGCACTTACTCCTGTCTTACTTGACATATAACTCGCAGCTATTTCTGGGCTTACACTAGACCAATCACTTCCAATAGTGTCACTAGTTGTTGTGTTTGGTATACCTCTCTCATTTTCATTTTCATCGCTAACTTCTTGCGTCCTTTCGGTGTCAGGTTGTTCAGTTGTCTTATCATGTTCTCTTGAGATTCTGTCAGATTCGGCTTGTTTTTCAGCTTCAACTCTTCGTTTATTTTCTTCACTAATTCGTTGTTCTTCAAGTGCTTTCTCCTTGGCTTGCCTTATATGCTCATATTTTGCTTTCTCTTGCGTTTTAAACTCTTGTTGATATAATTGTGCCACAATATCATTAAAGTTGTTATTTGCCCTTTTATAAGCTTGCTGAATTAGTACAATACTTCTTATTGTATCGTCTGTTAAAATAAAGATAATTATTCTCCTTTACGTGTACGTGAATTATAATATGCTTTCGCCATAGCTATGTCTTTATTATTTGCTTTCATATTTTTAAATGACTTAATAACTTTATATTCGCCCTGTGAATCAATTTCAATTAAACGCATTTCAAATAAAGGAACAAGCCTATACATTGTTAATACAAACGCAAAATCATTATTTGCTTCTTCTAGCGTGTCGCTTGTTTTATAATAATCTCCGTCTATTGCGCTATACCAAATCTCGTATTTCAAACCATGCTCTTTTCTATTAAATCTTTTCTTAAAATTTTGGAGGTTCTTGTCGTTCTGGCGTTTCAACTTTATCATATTCGCCATTTTTAATATAAAAACTATTTTGTTTGTATAATTGTTCTAGTTCTTCATTCCATAACTTATAATAGTTCCATAAGTCTATTGAAGTTTTAGAATTAACATCATTAATTTTCAATTCATGTACAGCCATTTGTTCTAAGTGACTACCGATTAATTTTAAAATAAACCATTGTGCGTCTTGTGCTTCTTTTTTCATGCTATACTCTTTTCTATGTTTCAATTGCTTACCTGATTAATGGCTTCAATAATATTATTGCCAGTATTTATTAGAATTCCATCACTTACAATTACATTCTTTCTTGAAAACAGTTCATTCTCAATCTTCATAAAGTGCATTGCTTTAGCTAAAAATTGAGCCGATGATTCATAATATAATGTTTCTAGTTCATCATCTGAAAGCTGTGTTAAGTCATCATTAGCAAAAGTTGTAAGTTTTCGCTTAATCTCTTTGCCATTGTCATCTTCTTCTACGTAAAAACGTTTCATCTATTCATTCCTTTAATTTAAAATTTTTCAATAATATACCGTTTAGAGCCTAACTCAAGGCTTACTAGATAATTATTAAAAGGGTATTTTTTGTTCAAGTCGTTAGCAATCTTTCTAGCTGTTGACCGTGGATATTTTGAACTATTAATCTTACTTGTATACTTATGTAATATTATCTTACTACCTCCCTTTGCATTTTACGTTTCAATCGTTGCTTATATAGATACTCTTTACTTGGTTCTAAACTAGACAATATCTCATCTAGTAAGTCAAACGCTTCTCCGCTATCTCCTACGCTATCAATCTTTTTAAGGGTAAGTTCGTGCATTTCATCATCATTGAAAAACATAGTAAGATAAGGGAATGCTACGGTATTCGGTAAGCTCAAACGTGATTTAGTCATTTTTAAGTTGGGATACTTACCTGTTTCATCTTTAACTTTTGATTCAAACTGACTTATTCCGACACCTTGCTCTTTTAGCATGCTAGTAATTCTTTCATATAATTCTTCGTTTGTCATTATGCTATAACCTCAATTATTTCTGTATGCTTTTTAACTTCATATCTTTGTTCTTCTGGAAGTAATTCGTTCCATTTTAAAGCCTCTTTTTTATTATAAAACTTACGTGATTTAATTTCTTTTTCCAATATCCAAGATACTGTGTAGTATGTAAATTCATCTTTCATTATCCAATTACTCCTGTCTTTATGTTTAGTCTTTGTTGACTTGATAAGTGATATAAATTGCACCACTTACAGTAATAAGCTCTAACCGGTATTTTATCATCTTTATTTTTCTTACTCTTTTTATTATGCTGGGCATTAGCTATTGAGTATAAAGCACCCATTTTTGTGTATTTGCGTTTCTTACACATATTATTCACTAGCTTTCTTGATCATTGCTTGCTTATAAGCCACATTCGTTCCGTCAAACATAGCGCTTTGGATTTCTCCTTGTTTAATAAACCCTTTTTGTTCTAATTGAATTACTTGTTTTGTTAATCCTTTTAATGTAAATGCTGTTGCTACTTTAATTTTGTCCTTAGGTTTTCTGTTAAATAATTTCATTTGTTTTTTCACCAAAACTTTCTATTTTCATGTCTTCGTAATTAATTATCAAAAACACTCCATTCATTTATTGTAAATAACTCAAAGCCTTTTAACTTGTCTTGCTTTTCAATTGCTACCTGCTTATTATCTTGCTCTCTTAGCAGTTCAATTATAGGTCTACCAATATCGAACCACTTGACGACTGTATTAGCTTTAAGTCCGAAATACTTAGCACATTGAGCTTTACAGCTAAAGTGTAGTTCTTCTTCTGTAATAGGGTTATAAGCTACTATTTCCCTATCTTTTCGCATTGCCATTGTTTAACCACCTTTCTATAAGACTATAATAACAAAAAAAGTCAATGCTGTCAAACATTAACTCTTTTTAATTATTTTATTCCTTCCCAGCGTTCAAAATCATTAGCTAGTTCTTGTGTAAAGCCCATAATATCTTCAGTAGTGTACTCTGTAAGCTCATTCTCGTTACTTAACTTAGCCAGTTCTTCGGCATAGTCTAGAGCCTTGTTGTAGTCTTTGTCGTAGCTTTCGCCCTCTTTCTTTCCAGCTCTTACTAGATACTTCAATACCTGCATTGTATACCACCCTACAAGCTCTTCGTAGTTAAAATTATGTTTCAAGTATTCGTTAAGTTCTACACCATGCTCATTAGCATAATGCTTATTTTCTTTAAAATTCATTAGATGTTACCTCCAATCCATGTAATAAGCAACGTCGCAATCATACCTATCCAAGTGATAGCGATAAGTGTAAAGCCGACACCTGCAGCTATCATTAAAGTTTTTACTGTATCTTTCATTTTGTTCTCCTCTATTTATAACTCTATTCTATCAAATTGCTTTTCCTTTGTCAAGGATTAACTGTTTTTAACCATAAATAATTTCTCACATTTATCATTTCTTGTTCCACCTTCCAAAGTGCTACGTGCTTTATCAAAAGAATATACAACTTCAAAACGTTCATCTGAAATTGAATAACTTGAAATTATCACGATGTTATTTTTAGCTATTTCAAATGCCCAGTCATAAAACTCTTGACTATCGAATGAATTGATATAACCTTTTTGGTGACTTCCCTCATAAGGTGGGTCAAGATATAATATAGCTCCAGAAACATCACTAAAAGTATGATAACTTTTGTTTGTAGCTTTTACTTCGTCAAGTTGTTGAAGTCGTTCAAGTTGTTTAAGTTGTTGAAGTTGTTGAAGTTGTTGAAGTCGTTGAAGTTGTTGTAAAATTTTATGCTTTTCTTGTTTCTCATTAAACCAATTCCAATCTTCCCCAGAAGTAACTTTCTTATACGTTTCTGTTTGTTTATAACCGCTAAAAACGTCATGCTTTTCAATAATTTCTTTAGCTAGATTATATTTCAAATCTGAAATTTGTTTGTTGTACATATAGTTTGCCTTTTTATTACCGAAAGAGTTAATCAGCAACTTCAAAAAGTCGTCTGTTGTCTTGTTTTCTTTATCCTTGATCTCGGTAAACTCTGTACGTGAAATAATTAGCGTTTTTATCCACTCACGGTCTTGTGATATAACTCGTTCAAAAGCGCTGGTTATATCCTTGTCTAAGTCGTTATAATGGACTTCTAAACCATTTAAAACACATTCTGCTGTAATTGCTCCGCCACCTCCGAAGATGTCGTATATCGGCTTATCTGTTCCAAAGTTCTGTTTGATGATTTCAACTATTTTCTTACTTATCTTCTTCTTGCTTCCTTGATACGGTAGCCCAATAGGTTTACCTTTTCTAATTTTCTTCTCGTCTAAACTAAGCATTAAGATTCCTTGTCTTTCTATTTTGGTAAAATTTATTCCATTTTTCTATAAGTTCCAGCAACTTAGGTTCATCATATTCGGTAAACAGTTCAATCTGAGATGTACACCAGCAATGTAAACAGCGACTGCAACTATAACAGATGTTTGTATATCCTCTGCAACCTTTGCAAACTCCTAAGCCGTCACTCGTTGGTACATCGAAGCAATGGCAATACCTTTCGTCATTAAAATATTTACTCATCTATTTACTTCCTTTCGTTTTAATCAGGTCAACTAATGCAAAAAAAGTATATAGTCCAATTCCGACTAGTGCTATTATAATAATTTTACCAACTACTGATTCAATACTCATTACTCTACCTCGATTGCTTCAAGTGCTACATTCTCGGCCATTACAACATCAATATCCTTTCCAGTCACTTTTTCGATATAATCAACTGCAAGTTTATTGGTTTTAGCTAGGTCCACAAGCTTTCTGTCTACAAGGTTTCCAACAACAATATCTTGAGTGATATTTGCTGCTACACTTGCTTCAATCAATGTTTGAATACAACTCTCTAGTTCTTCTTGGAGTTTTTCAACTGTTTTGTTTACGATATCCATTTTTTTCCTCTTTCCTTAACTATATGTATTATTATAACAAAAAAACTCTAAGCTGTAAAGCCTAAAGTTTCAATCTTAATATTATTTTTCTTTCAATTTATTCTTGAACCATATGATTCGTTCTTTGAACCAAGCGTCCACCCCTTCAGGACGTAGCCATTTCCCTTGTTTTACTCCGTTCTTTTCCATGAACTCAATCACTTTAGTTGGAGTTTCTGGTTCGTCAAATAATGTAGGTTTAACAGCATTGAATTTACTAAACATTTCAAGTGTTTCGATGTAGCTATTTTTCAGAAGTTCAGTGTCAAGCAATTTTTGGGCTTTCTCAGCACGTTTAGCAAGTCGTTCGTTAGCTTGTTCCAGTTGTTCCTTTTGTCGCTGTAAGCTCAAGTTATGGTTGATATAAGCAATTTGCTGTGCATGTCGTCCAAGTTTGCCTTGCGTATTAAGCTCGATTAGTTTAGCCATTCCCTCGCTAAGAATTTCATCAGCTACAAGATTATGCTTGTATTTTTTGTTTGTGTTTCGTACGTAGTTATCAAGCGTTTGTTTAATTTTAAGTTTTTTGTGTAATTCTCTTAGCGTTGTCAATTTAATACTCCCTCATATATTATACCAAACTTCAAAGCGTTAATTTTAACTAACTGCTTCAAGTCTGATATAAATTGCTGTTCTTCGTCAAAATCAAATGGAATTGATACATTTTCCTTGATCCAAGTGAAAGCTCCGTCAAAGTCTTGTCTTAGTAAGCTCATCTTATCCACGATGTCGATAATTTGCTCTCTCTCTTCTGCTGTGTACATGTAACCGACTTTCTATCAAAAAGGCAAATCTTCAGTATTAACTTCAATAGGTTCAGAACCACCAAATAAGTCCTGTTTAGCTTGTGATTGTGCGCTATTGCCGTCATGAATGAATACTTTTTCAACAGTAGGGAAAACAAAGTTATAGTTTACATATTCGCCTGATTCCTTAGCTTGTACACGACCGCTGACCGTTACGGTGTCGCCTAATTGAATGAAGTCAGGTAAGAACGCTGAACCGTAAGCAACTTTTACATTCGAACCTTTTTCTTTTTCAAACAAAGGAACTGAAATAATTTTCTTATCGCCTTTTGCTGTGTTTACTGTACGTGTATTTTTTTCGTTTGCTTGTGCTGTAACTGTGATAATTGCCATTTAATTATTCTCCTTTTTCTGCTTCTTGCTGTGCTAACCAAATCTTCATGATGTCGGTAATTTCTTTTTTAGTCTTATTTTTCAAGCTGTCAATATTTTGGTATCCTAGTTGTTCAGCTCGTTTTATAAGTGGTTGAATCTCTCTAAGTCGTTGCTTTTCAGCTTCAAGTTCTTTCTGTTCTTCTGTCAAGTCAGGGAGGTCTTCGTTTGCGTAAATGTATAGCCCTAAACCATGACGAGCGATTGCCTTAACTAGTCCACGCTGAATGGCTTTATTTACGTCCATAGAAGTCAGTTTTTCAAGTGGGATAGATTGGTTACGATAGTCCATAACAGGTAGATACTCGATGTGTTCTAGGCCCTCAATAGTCATACCAACCTTAACCCAAGCTGTGCGACCGTCTGTATGATAATTTAACCCAAGCTCATTTTCATAAACTTTACTGTTAGCTTCAGGATATACTTTTTTAACTTCAGACCATGCAAATGCCCAACTCAAATAATCAAGATTGTTCTTTTTACTCTTTTTGTCATTAACGTTGATGACACTTAAAGTTTCAAATACGCTCATTTTCTCCTCCATTTATAGCCTCCTGCACTTTTTCTTTTTCCGTTGCAACAACTGCTTATATTCCGTGCTAAGGCTCCTGTTTCTTGTTCTGCTTGTTTCATTGATTCAAATTCATTTAACACATTTTCATTTAAGTCTAGTTGAATAACTTTTTTAAAGTGTTTTTCAGCAGCCCTTTTTGTTCTAGTGCCATGTATGGCGTTTTCTCTTACAGTACACCATTCAAGGTTACTTAAATCATTATTTAACTTATTTTCATCAATATGATTTACACAAGGTTTTTCGTCAGGGTTATCTATAAAAGCAGTCGCTATAATTCTATGAAGAGGTAGATTTTTCTTTTTATCATATCCATATAATTTATGTCTTAAATATCCACCTCTATTAGGAAAAGGTTTAAGTATTCTTCCGCTTTTTATATTTCTAACTCTACCTAGATTTGATACTTCATATTTTTCAAAACCCTCAATTTCAACAAAGGTTTCAACTTCGATCATTTTATCCTCTTTCTACAATGAAGACGTCGCCTTGTCTTGTAATTTCAATATTATACTTAAGCATAGGCAGGATCCAACCTTTTTCCCAGTAGTTCCACAAGTCATTTATTAAGCCATATAAGCACTCGTTAGGACCAACCCTATACTTTATCTCGTTCATTTCTTCAAGCTCTTTAGACAGCTTTCTGACGCCTCTAGCATAATGTTTACTTGCTTTTTCTTCTGCCCTTAAACTTTTGTAGTTGCTTTTCATATATGAATTTTCTAATATCTTCTTTCTGCTGTTTCTCCTCTTTATCAGACCAACCAACTTTTTGACCTTTTCGCTTGCCACTTTGGTAAACTCGTCTGTTATCTTCTGGAAAGCCATTTTTCTCGAAGTATATTCTAGCATATTCAAAGTAATTTAAACTGTTGATATACTGCTGACTATCCTTTTTGTGATAATTAAGAGTTATTAATCGCCTTTCAGCTAGTGATTCAAAAGATGTTATCATACTTCTTCTTTAATGAAGCCTAAAAGTTTCAAAGCTACATGTTCTTCGCTATTTTCTTCAACCTCTTTTGCAAATTCTTTATAACTAGTTAATTCTTCTTCTCCAGCATAATATAAAGGTGCAAACCTAGTCTTATCAGAAAAGTTATAAAACTTAAATTTAGGAACAATAACTTCATAACCATTAATAACAGCGTCTAACATTTTTCCTTTTTCATCAAGAGTAAATGGTTCTTTTTCGCCTTTTTCATAACATTTTCCATTACCGTCTTTAAGATAATGGTTCCAACCATACCGACTGATATAATGGAAAGCTCTATCATTACAGACAAAGGTTTTAATATAATCAGCTTGTTCTTCCGTTAATTTAACTACCATTTAGTTAGTTCTCCTTTATTTCTATATATATTATTATACCAAATTACTTTCACTTTGTAAAGCATTAGATATTATTTTTTTATTTATTTCTGATTTTAATTGCAAGGCTCTAACCAATGCACGTTTAGAATAATCATTTTCGCAAGCTGTATGTAATTTCTTTGACTGTCTGACTAGAAATTCAGCACGACCAAGCCAGGCTTTGAAGAGCTCGTCATTATGCCATTCTGCTTTTATCATTTCATCTAATGCACGATATAGCCAGCCATAAACTTCTACATGTAAATTAATAGCTTTGTTTTCATAATTAATCATTTTCTATTACTTTTCCTTGTTCTTTAGCTAAGTCTAAGAAAGCATGTGCTGATTCTTTCGTTGTTTCTATTGGAGTTTCAGCCTTTACTTTTTCAACTAGTTCACTATCAGGTTCTTTTTTAGATTTATTGACACAAGTAAATACTGAATCAACGTAAGAAAAGTTTAAATCATCATCAAACTGGTAACCACGAGCTTTTACTGATAACTTAGAGAAGTCGTTATGCTTGCCACGTTTAGGGCTTAACATTAACATAAACTCTGCCCAAGCTGTAAGAGTAGAACCTCCTAAGGCATCGCTAGGCTTTACCATATAGGCTTTATCGTCCATTGAGTTTGCATAAGCTGATTTATTTGCATGAGCTACCAGTAAGAAAGTTACATCTTGAAAGAGCAACTTCAAGCGTGTAATTCTTCTAAGCATTGGCTCGAAGTCTTTACCGTAGATAATATCGCCATTTCTTAGCATTGTCATAAGGTTGTCTAAAATAACGAACTTGATATCATTTTCTTTGATGTACTCATATAATAAGTTCATGTGGTGCGAATCATCAAGCATAAACTCGCCACCTGTTAAGAAATGCAAGTCTTCTGGTGCAGTATCTTTATTTCTAAGCCTTTTGTTTAACTCTCTGTCCGTGTCCTCATTGTCGATGTATAGTGTCTTGCTCCGCTTTGTATCATAACCAAAAAAAGGTAGTCCTTGCGATACCATTAAAGCCATGTGCATTGCTAGAGAGCTTTTAAACGACTTAAATGGTGCTACAAGTATTCCAGCTTGTGAACTTGGCATTAAAGTATCAATAAGCCAGTCATCTTTTAAATTTATTAAGTCTTCACGCTCTTTTAAGTGCTTGGCTGTCTGTACTTTATCAAATAGGCTATTCATTTTTTTCTCCTTTAGTATATAATAACAAAAAAGACTTGAAAAGTCAAGCCAGTTATCTTTTAAATTTATTAAGTCTTCAAGCTATTTTAAGTGCTTAGCTGTCTGTACTTTATCACTAGTCACCTCAATTGGTTCTGATTCTACTAATTTCCAATAATATTTTTTATTTTCATAAGTATCTCCATAAATATCATCATGGTAAAGCATTGAAGAATCACTTGGAGTTAATAACCAACATTCTCCACCGCCATAAACATAAATTCCTTTTCTTTTAGTCATTTTTTTCTCCTTTTATTATATCATAGTATCAAATTATTTTATATTTGTCAAGCCTTAATTCCATTTCTTTCTTTTATGAATTTGTTTATACTATCTTGATTTAATCGT